GCTGCCATAACAATACCACTTCTCTCAAGTGTACCGTTAGCAGGAACTGTAGTGTCATATTCAATATAGTCCTCATTAGCCGCAGTACCAGTAGCATCCATATTTGCTAGTCTTACTGTGCCAGATGATGAGCCTCTATTACAAATAGATACCGTTACTGTTGCGTGTTTTGAAGCAGGAACAGTATAAAATTCTGTTGCTGTTGTTGCTGCTGGAGCAGATGCCCCTAATCTTCCGTATGTTGTTGCCATTAGATGAAACTCCCGAAGTAAAATAATTTAGAATTTGATACGCCTTGTGGAGCATCTTGCCATGTGGGGTCTGAGCTTGTACCTGTTGATGTTAATAACTGCCCTGATGTTGAGCCTGATACATCATAGTCTAATGATACCAACCCTGCTGCGGTAATGCGGAGCTCAATCCTATCACCAGATGCATACGCCCTAGCTGTCGTGCTCTCAGAAGCTCGTGTTACTGTTAGTACATCTGTAGACCTGGCAGTTACTTTAACAATCTCGAGATTATTCGAGCTATCAATAAGGGTTGCATAAAAATACTCTGAACCTGAAAGCGAAGGGAATCTCGCCCCCTCACCTGATGTAAGCGTAATACTCGTAGCGCCAGTAGTTATACTAGCTGCCAGAGTGGAATACGCGTTATTAGCAAATTTCGCTGCCATAGTCTACTCCTAGTTTACAGTAACTGTCCAAGTAATACCTAGTGTGTCAGCTGCTGCTTTGTTAATCACAGAGAATGTTGTTCTACATAACATTGTACCTGTCGTAGCGTGGTTAAAGATACCTGCTTCTGTTACTGCACCAGTACCTACACCTGCACCGAAAGTTACTACGTATGCTACACTATTAGTTGTAACAGTTGTAGAAGTTAATGCAGTTCTACTAGAAGTAATCTTAGTTTCTAGTGCTGTGTCAGCAACGTCTGCACCTGTTGTGCCTGTACCTAGTTCCATGTGTGACATTGCTGTCGCAGTTGCGTCTTTCATGCGTGATGCAATGAAGCCTTTACCTGCTGTAACTACAGTATTAGGGACAATTACTTCTTTAGTAACGTCGCCTTTCTCGTTTGTCAGAGTAAGTTTTAACTCACCTGTCATTTTAATGTTGTCTTTTAACATTGTTTTCTCCTATGTAATAGAGGTTGTATTAACCATATAAGCCCCGAGTGCTAATGTTGGATAGTGGAAGTCTACCACAAAACCTGCACCGCTTGTGTCAGGATATGTAATTAGACCGTGGTTCATAACAGGCTCGTTAACCAAGCCTGGCGCACCGATAGTTCCTGTGTGCGCTTCGTATGTCGTACTATCAGCACACCCGTCAGGGAATCGAGCTGAATTTAGTAAGCTGTGTTCGCCGCCTAGCAGGCAGTCGTAGTCGATGACAGCTAAAACTCTTGGTGTATGTAAGAAGCCTGACTCACCGTCAGACATAAATACTTCGTCCCAATACTGGTTTGTCTCACCTAAGGTTAAGGTAAGGACAATACTCTCAGCAGCTGTTGCAGCTGAAGTAAGTACAGATGTGACATTCTTAGCGTCTGAGTCACTTGCGGAAGCAGTTGATGTCAGGGCTTTAGTTACACCGAATGTGTTAATCGCGTCAGCTGCAGTCACCGGGTCAGGGTCTACGTCAACGTCAGCTAAGTCGTAGTCGACTGCGGATGTGAACTGTTTAACGATTGTACTCGTCGTAGATACTAGACTTGTTATCGCCTTCGTAATCTCAACTGAGTTAATAGTGTCTGCTGCAGTGACTGCATCAGTTTTGTTCTTATTGTAGGTAAACGTATTGAGTACGTCCGCCATTGTAATAGGGTCAGACTGGACAGATGTAGGGCTTGTCGCTACCGAGTCGCTCGCTGTTAAGGTCTCAGTCTGGTTGCTTGTAGGGTTTGTAGTAGCACTATCTGATGCTGTTGCAGTTGATGTAGCTCCAGATGTAACGCTCTTCGCGTCAGAGTCTGTTGCTGTGAGTGTGCTCGTTGTACTCTTCATAGGCTCTAAGGCTGCAGTATCTGAAGCAGTCACCGGGTCAGGGTCTACATCAGCGTCACTCATATCGAAGTCAACTGAGGAATGGAATATTTTACTTACTACGGCTGTGGCAGTTACACTCGATGCCTCAGTAATACTAACTGTCTTACCTATACTATCTGTCGCTGTCGTCGTTGAACTAGCCGTCGTCGTCGCCGACTTAGCATCTGAATCTGAAGCGGTTACTGAGTCAGTCGGGTTCGTACCTATGTCTTTTCTATTAAGCGTATCACTTGCTGTGACTGTGTCGCCTGATACAGATTTACTCGGCGCGTTACTCACACTGTCACTAGATGTTACCGAGTCTGAGATTCCTCTACCGAGGTCAAATGCTGTAGCATCTACAACTGTAACTGGGTCAGGGTCTACATCCGCATCACTCATATCGAAGTCGACAGACGAGTGGAATATCTTATTAAGCGATGAATCAGCAGTTACTGCACTAGCAAATGACTTAGTTACATTAACCGTATAGGCATCTGATGTTGTTAACGTCTCTGATTTAGGTTTAGTAACAGCAATAGTATTAACAACATCAGATGCTGTAACTGTCTGCTCTGATAAAATTGTTAGTGGTACTATATACGCTGTTGCGCTAATTGAAGTTAGTGGTGCAGCTGTCACACCTATAGAGTTTTCAGCCTTTACAGCAGAAGCACTCGACACTGATGCCGAGGCTAATACAATCGTTGATAATGCTGCTGTAAATTTTATGTTCACTAGAAATTATCTCTTAACCTAAACCTCAATGTGTCATACACTGTATGTACATCACTACCATACGTTACAACTATCTCACCCTCATAGGCACCTGCATCAACATCTAACACGCCGCCGCTGAAATCAAACTGTACTTTACCTGTCGTACCACTATCTAACTTTGTCGTGGATATTGTAGATAATAATGTTGTACTGCCCATTGCTCTGAATTTAACTGTCACTACTGTTGAGGCTGCTGATAAATCTAATGCCCCGCCTGCAACATCATCTGTAAGCGTTAAAACAATTACTGGTTTCTCATCACCCTTTACTAATTTAATTACATCAGCCATAGTATCCTCAAGCTAGTGGGCGCATCTCAACAGTCATAGATGCTCTTGCTGCACCTAGGTTTGTTCTAGCTCTACGCTCTGAAATTTGAAATGAATATTGTTTCGCATGGTATGTAGCTAACTCTCTATCACTCCACTCTTTACCTGGGAGTACAAGAAGATGCTGTAATGCACCGTGCATAATTACATTCTCTAATTCGTCTAGTATTGACTTGTCCATCTTAGTCGCTGTACGTAGCGGTTTTAATGCCACAATCATCTTGACGTCATACTTCACAGCATCGTCAGGTACAGGTGCTAATGCAAAGTTATCCGCATCGAATTGAGTAATGTATCTAGGCTCTGAGCGTTCTTCAGTAGTTGCTTCAGGCCATTTAGGTTGTATATCATGTAGATGCTCAAGAGTAACAGGGTCTAGTCTGCGACCGTTTAAGGTTACAGTTAAGAATGCATGCACCTCTGCATCTGTAGGTGCGCTGTATGCATAGTCGTACACACCGGGGGTTAATCGTAGTTTAGGCTGCTCATAACGCCATGCTAAAGTTCTCTCACATGCCTCGATTGCTGCATCACGAACATACTGCTCGATGATTGGCGTCGGACATCCTGGGACGCTAGGGGCTAAACGAGAAACGATTGTACTGAAATCACGTGATGCCATTAGATAACCTCCTCATCTTTCATCCCTGAGTTCTCAGTATCAGTTATAGGCCTACTCTGCGCACCTACACCTAGAGCCTGTGTAAAGGACTCTTGGAATAGCTTAGCTCTATTAGAATTAACATGCTCGTTATCAATAGACTCAGCTAAGAACACTGTAGCATCTAACACTACAGGGAAATAAGCATCTGACAATAAGGCAACCGTTGTCGTAGCATCATAAGTCGGTGGAGCCTGTGTATACTCCACAACTAGTTTCTGGCCCGACGGAGCCTTAGGGTATATAAAAAATTTATTCGGGTTACGCACATGGCGCATCCAGTTTGTAGCTGCTGCTGCCGTGTCATTCATCCATGTTGGTAATGCTTGGTCTAGTGTCTCACGGTTTACTTCGATAACACCGTTACCGCTCACTACCGAGTAGACCTCGATAATGCGTATTGAATCTGATGGAGCGTCTTGTAGCACTGCGCCTGTTGTGCATGTTACTTCACCTACATAAGCGAATAAATCAGGACGTAACACTGCGATTCGCTTCAACGCCTGATTAGCGAAGCCTAGGAGAACTTCGTCACTATAACGTTGAGGTGTATCAATATCTTGTAAGATACGTCTAGTCTCAGTGATTACATCATTTAGTATCATTTAGGTAGTCCTTTTGACGCTTCCGCCTCTAATTCTACATTAACTGCGGCAGGTTTTTTAGGTATTTTCTTAGTAGATAAATCCATCTTTGCCTTTCGCTTTGCTTGTTTCTTTGGAACATGTTTCTCAGGGAATGCTACCTCTGCAGAAACTTCTTCACATAATTCGTTTTGAGCTAGATATTTATCCCACCCATAAATTGTGCCATCAACTATATGTCTTAGCCATCGTTGTTCTTCCATTTTAAACCCCTCTGAAGATAAAGAAGATGGGGGCCGAAGCCCCACATCTAGTTACTTACGAACAGTCTGCAACAACTGCCCATAAACGTACCACTGCTGTGTCAGCCGCGTTGATAGTTTTAATATCAATCGTGTCTGCCGCGCTGTAGTATTTACCGTTCGAATAACCAGTTACGGTATTCGGAGTTGCTTCTGTTAACGTCAAAGACGTAGAGTAAGATGCTACTGTGTTAGCATTTACACCGTCTAAGAAACCGTCAACATCACCGCCATCACCAACATCAATAGTTAGTGTGCCGCCTTCAGCTGTTGTTACATCTAAACCAACTGCTAAAACCATAGTCTTAGCTGGGATGTGTAACGCAGTCAATACATCGTTTGCACCTAGAGCTGTTAAGCCTGCTGCTGCACGGTCAGTAGTGATTGTTGCGAAGTTTAATTCAACTTCTAATACACCGACTTTGTTAATGCCCGAAGCAACGTGAGCTGCTGAGCCTAAGTTATAGCCAGTTCCATCTGTATATGTAGCCATGATAAACCTCCTATATTAAACGGTTACTACTGACTGAACTAATGCTTCAGGTTTTACTACCTTGTAGCCATACACTTGTAAGCCACGGATAATATTACCGAAAGTAGATTCAGAACGTAGAGTTTCAAGCTCAGTCATTTGCGAAGCAAAAGTAAAGCCCATGTTATGGCCCGCAACGATATCGAAGTTAGAACCAGTCTTCTTGATGTTATGACTTACATAAATAGTAAATCTATCAATCATACCTAAACGACCATTACGTAGTGGAGATGAACCATCACCTGTGATTGACGCATCTTTAAGGTCTGATTGCTTGATGTATGCTGCCATCTTAGCAGGGATAACCAAGAAACGTCCACTTTCTGGAGCGTTAGCTTCGTCAAGTGTTAGGCCCATGTTGATGATGTGCTCAATAACATTAGTTTTAGTCATAGCAACTGGAGCACCCGAAGTACCTAAGTTGATATTACCTGAGATAGCACCGGCTGTTGCACCTTTGTTACTAGCGTGGATACCTGGAAGGATATCAGTTAGTACACGTTGGTCAATCTTAATCTTCATACGCTCAGAAGCGTCCTTAGACCAGTTATCCATCATCTTAACATCTGATTGAACTTTATCTACGTCGTCTTCAACCGCAGCAAAATACTCACCTTTATCAATAAGTAGTTGTAACTTAGGTTTGTCAGGGTTCTCAACACTTAGTGTTTGTCCTTTAACGTAATCACGGATTGTTAACTCAGGGGTAGTACGGATATTAACCGTGTCGCCGTAAGCTTTAATCTCGCCCTCATAGTCAGTATTAGAAATTGCTGACAACACCGTAGCGTCGTAGAAATTTTCAATAAGTTTGCCTGACCAAATCTCTGGAATAAAGTTTCCAGTGTATGCCGGTTTACCGGATGATACTGCAAAAGCCATTATGCTTCTCCTATATTATATTATGCAGTGACAATACGACCGTCTCGCTGTGCAGCGAAAATGTCGCGCTCTATTCTAGCACGTTCTTTATCCTGACCTTTGTAATTACCTGACCTAACATCGTCGTAAAACTGTGCGATGTCTGTAGGCGTATACGTCTGGTCGCCATTTACTGCAGGAGCACTAGCGGATTTACCCTTACCTGGTGCTACCTGCTTCTCTAGCTGTGATTTAGAACTTGCCTTTTCTTGCTGAGCTTGTGACATACCGTTCATGCCTCCCCATGTTGAGAAGAAACTCGCTACCCTACGTGCATCGAAGTTGCTCTGTGCATCTTCTAAATACGTCTGGCGGCTAATCCCCGTTAGTGGGTCAATCTCCAATAACCAATTTTGGAAATCTGCCTTCTCATTAATTTCTCTCCAGTTAGGGACATTAGCTTCAAGCGTTGACCAAAATGCCTGCTCAGTGTTTTGCGCCTGATGTTGTGATAGCTGCTCTACGCGAGGCATCACACTAGACTGCATTTGCTGAATCGACTGTTCTAACTGGGCGATGCGCCTGTTAGCTGCGTTAGTTTCTTCTTGGCTCACACGACGCATAACGTCGATTGAGTCACCGTAGTCCTCTCTGTCCTGCTCTGTAATCAGAGTTTCAGGTACTTCCGGCGCTGCCGGTGTAGGTGTTGGTTGACTCGCTGAACTAAGTAATTGTTCTAACTGACTAACTCTATCCGCTAGCTCTCGTCTATCTGCGTGTAAACGTGGAACTTCTGCGTTATACATCCCCTGTAGGGTCTTATACTTTTGTTCTAATGTTTTCTCATCTTGGGTGTCTGCTGCCGTTTGCTCTTCTGGCTCAGACTGAGGTGCTTGTTCATCAACACGGTCGGCCTGTACTTCCTCAACTACATCTGCTTCCTCCGCAGGCTGGGCTACTACGCCCTCCTCTGGATTAAGGTCTTCATATAGTTTCTGTACAGCCTCTGACTGTTTCTTCACTTGCTCTGGTATTGCCATGTTATCGCTCCTATTGGTATGCGTAATAAAATACAGCTATCATTTTGACTGTGCTGCGTGTTCGGGGGACTTTTCTGCGAACTCATAGAGTTCTTTTAGAACCTGGCACCGTCCCTGAGCTAATGCCACATTCGTAGTAACGTTTGGTAGCTGCGATAGTTCATGTTCCTGCCACCCTTTCATCCAATCTAATAAGACTGGGAACTGGCGAACAGTTGCACCTAACGCTTGAACAACCTCTGGCGAAGGCTTTATCAACCTGCACCTCCCGTCACACGGTTACTCACTGTGTTTCCTTCAGCTCCACCTTTGGGGGTACCGTCTGGTTGGGTTGGAGTTCCGCTAGCTGGCTGCTGCTGTGCAGCTTGTTGTGCCATCTTAGCGTTCTCACGTTCAACGAACCCGGCTTTTTCCCGAGATGGGATGATATCATCCACAGGCATTTGCAACCCTTTAGCCACTTCGCGAAGTATCGCGGCACGGCCATCCTTACCAACGATTTCCATATCGATTTCGTTGGCGGTTGCATTAAGAAATTCAATTCGGCGTACGTTAACAGTTTCTTTAACTGCTAAGTTAATAGCGCCACGAGCGATAATCTCTACATCACCCTTAATACTTTCATCTTCATCATAGCGCATGTTGTATACAAACTGCCTATTAACAATCTTTTTAATAACATCATTATCAATATGCATGACAACTTGTCTAATACCTTTACCAGCTGAGCCCATCAACATGGATAAGCCTGACGCTGTACGTCCTGCTCCATGTACATTAAGGTCACCCGAGATGTATGACGGTATGCCTGAGTGGTCATCAGCTAACGCGCTGAACTTCTCATATACTGCCATCAGTGTCTGTGCATTATCATCTGGCTGTGTGAATCTTACAGCTGGAGCACTCGAACCCATAGGGTCGTTAGTTACCTGCCAAATCTTCCAAGGATGTAATTGCGTAATATCTTCATTCGGGGGTATACGTTCCAAGTTAACTTCCACTTGAGGACCTGATGATATACCCATATTGTTGACGAGAGCTCGCGCAGAGGCGTTACAGATATTCTGTACATCTTCGATGACTTCAGGTATTCCTTTACCCCAGAAAGCCCCAGGGGTTTTAATAAGTGAAGTCTTCGCATATGGTTTCTCTCCTAACGGGTCGTAGTTTAATACTGCTTTAATTACATAGTTACCAATAATCCACACACAAGCTTCATACTCACGTGCCTCATCTGGAACTTCCTCTTCATCTAATCCCCACTCTCTTAGCATCTTACCGCTAACTTTACCGTGGAACTCTAATGCATCAAAAATTTCTGTTGGTCTGTTAAGGCTACGCGGCTTACGCTCAGCGTCTTCCTTCTCAATCTGTACATCTTCATTAATCCAGCTTCCTGAGTTGCCTTCGCTAAGAAGCTTACGTATAGCCTCCTCGTCATAGTTAGGAACGCCGATAAGCTCAGACAACTCCATACGTGTTAACGGGTGGTGCTCAAATAAGTAGCCTTCATTAATATCTGTAATCCCTGGCTCAGGGTAAATCTTAAATGGGTCAACCCTCTCGTACTCAGGGGCTAGCTCTTCACCAGCTTTAGCGACTGTCGCACCTGTCTCATCCTGTGCCCACTCAAGTCGACGTTGACGTCGGACAACGGGACCCTTGATGAAAGCACACGGGAACGTTACGATGTCTGTAACGAACTCATTAAATGCATCAGCCCATCCGCCTTGAGCGAACTGGTCACTGATTCTAACTTTCATCTTGTCAGCACGATTCTGTGCTGCTTGTAATATCTTAAACCTATAGTCCTGCGTAAGCATTTCCTTCAGCTCTTCAGTCTCGCCAGGTGTTGGTGCTTTCCCTGTCGACTCAACTATCTTTAATATATTAGCCGCAAATATTTGCTCAAGTTCTTGTGACTGAGTTGGGGATAAATCAGGTAAAGGAGTCGGACCTAAATCCCAAGGTGGGGTACCTGTGTCTAATAAGATATCTCGTAGCCAGCTCTCACCTGCACGACACTTCACTTCTGTAATCCCCATGTAGATTGCCGAGCCACCTTGGCTCTGAATCGCACTCAGCTTATCAGGCTCATACTCACCATTGCGCTGACGCATGGCTTTAAGCATAAGAGTCTCAATAGGCTTCTTTGCTTGCTTAGCTGCATCCCAGCATTCACGTAAATGGGCTGTTAACCCTAGAAATAAGGGCTCATTCTGGCGTTCTTGTAGCTCACGGTCCGCATTTTCCTGCTCATCAGCGACCATTGTGGCATTATCCATCACTCTAAGAACTGTCAATCCTGGCATTTATTTCCCCCAATTACCCCAATATTTGGGTATTTGACTCTAGTTTTACACGTTTTATTTGTCATATGCAACTATTTTATAATAAAGTTCCCCCGAGAGGTGACTCATCGGGGGAGTGGGTGTGCAACTACAATGTGGAAGAGGAGAGTAAAACCACACCCGGGCACATCATATCATGTCCATCCCATCGCCGCAACCGGTTTTACATCCCTTCTGCGATTTAATTCTACACCCTCGTCAATACTACCGATATGAAGCATCAGATACTGCAGCGCCTCCGCGACATGCGAGTGTTTGTTCTTATCAATCGTACCATTCTTCTTATGATACCGATACCCACCCATCATCGCACTCTTAAGTTTCGTACACCTAGGGTCAACGAGGAATGCCGTCTCACCGTCCACGTGTCTCATCAAGTATTCGTCCACCGCGTTGAGTCGCGCCGACACATTGTTAGTCTTCGCAGGCTTAACCTTGAACCCCTCCGCCTTAATAATCTCCACCACCGTGCGCTCATCCGTCTGTGCTCTCTGCACACCAGCTGGGTCCACGATTATCATCACTGGACTCCCTGGAAATCTCTCATATAACAACGGCTTGAGAACCGTCCGCATAAATCTCTGTATCCCCATGTCGAAGCTGACAGCCTCGTCAAGGATTATCGCTCGCCCCTTTGCATCCTGCTGTCCGATGACTGCCGCAGGCGTCAACCCCAAGTCCATCCCCACAACGATGGGCCTCACACCGTTAACAATCGGATTAAGTGGCTCATGCGCCATGTGGTAATCAGGGCGAAAGTATTTGTACACCGGCATGCCAGCACTTGATAGCCCATACTCACCATCAATATAAACCCTTATATATTCTTCAGACCTACCCTGAGTATCATAATACCCCTCTGGCAAGTTCTCAACATTCTCCCCCTCAGGGCTACGACCAGACGGCTGCTTAAACACCTCCCACCCGTTATCATTCTCACTCACCCCATCCTTAGGGTCGAGGTGCTCCATCTGATAATACCACCACGTGTCCATCGTCGGCGGGTTGGTATCCCCCCACATCCCATGCCACGTCGGCCCCCCGTCCTTATTACTCGGGAATCGCCCCACACGTTTAGACATCGCATCAATAATGTCAGGGTGTATGTCCCTACACTCATTAAACCAAGCGAATGTCAGCTCCAGTGAGTTAAGGTTCGCCACGTCGTCCGCGTCGTCCAGCGCTCGGAACATCACCTCACACTCAACATCCCCCATCTTCATGAAATACGTCTTCGTCGTGCGCATATACCGCCCACACTGCCCCGGCGGGAACCAATCCAAAAACGTCTTAATCGTCGTATCCGCCAGCTGCCTCGCCGTCTCCCTGACCACAGCCGCCCTGGTCTTGCGTATCCCCTGCTCGTTGGGCTCCTGCAACGTCGCCCTCCTGACTATCTCAAACGAACACGTAACCGATTTGCCACTACCAACAGGCCCCATAAGTGTGCGCATCTGCGCACCACTCATCATAAATTCCCTACCTGTCTTAGGCGGCGTATAGTTTATCTCAGTGCCTTGCCCCATTCTCACTCTCCTGTTTATACAAACTCGCTGCGTCTTCCCCGCAGTATGCACACCACTCACTGTTAGTCATCAACACCCCACACGTCGGACACGCCCCAACTATATCAACCGTATCTGTACAGTCCTCACTGTTGGGATTCCCCTCGTCATGGTCATGCGGTTCAAGCGGCGGCGCATCTGGTCTGGTCATGTCCACCGTCTGTAGTAGCATCACCACAATCTGACTCGGCCGAGTCCTACGCTTCTTCAGTATCTTAACCCTAAAGCTCACACCATGGTCAATTAAATCATTCGCAAAGTCATGATACGCCCGCGTCGTATTAAACCTCGTCGCAGGCAACTCCTCATACACCTGGTCAAACGTCTTAACTAGCGTCAATAAGCTCGGCTTGCTCTTCTGTACCTGTAGGCTCATGGTCCACCACTTTCATCTGGTGCGTAGAATCACCGAGGTTAATTGTTATCTTCACCCCACCACCAGCTTCCACGTCTGCTGAATTTGTCTTAGGCTCCAAGTCTCCCCACTTAACTGTCGACTTAATCAAATCCGCCTTTACACTAGGGGAAACTTCTGGGCTATGTATAAGTTGCCATGACGTCATTAATAATTCTTCAGCTTGGGCTCGCGCCTTAAGCCTAAACGTCATACCTTTCTCTTTAACCTCTTCCCTATAACCATCTACCTTCTTACGAAACACTGGGTCTTCATTGAATACCAGCATCTCACTCGAGGTAATACCATGCCTTTCAATAACTTCATCCAGTGTTTCACCACTCTTCTCTAAGAGCAATGCAATATCAAACGCTAGCCTGTCTGACCACTTGGTGTGGTTAATCGGTAATCTATCCATGGTTGTACTATATCAGGATTTGATAGCCTGCGCAAATTTTTTATTGGGAATTTTTTGGGGGAGGGGCTGGACGAAGGGGGTAACTTTACGGATGTGTAAAGCGATGCTATTTGGAGGTCTTGGGTTGAGAGGTTTACTTCTATAGGGGTGGGGGGTCGAAGTTCCAGTCCATGTGCCCCCCGTGCGTCCAAGCCACCAAACGACTTCAAATAGGTCTATATAACCCAAAACTTGACATTTTAGTAAATCTATGGCAGATTAGAACCATCAAAGCGGTATTGCTTTGTGTTAATAAACGGAGATACATATGAGTGAAATGAAACGGTTAAACGAAAAGTTTGGAGTGTATAGGAAAGACAAGGTTAAAACAAAGCTGATATCTATAAGGGTAGACCCAGAATTGCTATCAAGGTTTAACCTAGTACACCAACAGGCTAAGGACTATGGGTTCCAGATATCAAAAACCAAGGTTGTTGCACAAGCCTTAGAGAGCATAATTGATGAGTGGGAAGAATGGTACGACCAACACTAATAACCCAGAGGGCGCAAGCCCTCGCAACCAAGGAGTACATATGAATACAATAGTAAACATAGCGATTGCATTTGCAGCCACAGTGATGATACTATACATATACACAGTGATATCGTTATACACATAACCAAGAGCCCTGCGAAAGCAGGGTTTCTTTTTGTCTTTTTATTTTTAAATAAATATTTATCTATACACTCGGGGGGTCAAAGCATGCCCCTAAAATGGGTATATGGCGTATACCCTGCAATCGACTTCATAATACAGTCCATTTAACCCAAAACTTGACATTTTAGTAAATCTATGGCAGATTAGAACCATCGAAGCAACGGTCGTTGCCTAGATATAACGAGCCACGGAATAGGTTCGTGGCTCATAAACACTCAAATAGGAGATATTATGAGTAGAATATACGAGGGTACGGTATCCATCTATAAAAATACCAAAGGTGAAATTGCACTTAAAAGAGATAACGAGGGCAATTGGAGTAACGAAAACGCCGAGGAGTTGAAGGCTAAGATGCTAGAACTAGCAGACAAACTGGATACGAATGTGCATAAGTGGAGTTACTTCGTAGTTGAAGGTGGAAAGGACGCAGTGTTACAGGTTGACCGTTACGGAAACCCAAGACTAACCATCATGCCTGAGCAAAAGAAGGGCGCTAGTAAGAGTAAGATTGAAAAACTAGCCTAATATAACCGAGTGGGATTAACCTCCCACTCACATTTACAGGAGTTCACTATGAACAATGAACGTAAATACATACTACTTGAAAAGTCTACTGACGGTAAACGTTGGATAAGACAAGAGTTCAAAAGCAAGTCAGAGTTATATAGATTCAGACAAGCCAAGAAACTAACCAAGAAGTAAAACTAAGAGCCTCGTGAAAGCGAGGCTTTTTTTCGTCTGCGAAAAGACTAGTTAACATATGTTAACCACGTCTTATTTTTTAAAAATAATATACTGGCCATACTTCGGGGGGTTATACCTTAGTATCCACATCACTATAAAATGTAAAGTTTTAGGTGGTATAACCTTACATTATCCCTAACTTTACACACCCCCCCTGTAACTTTACATGTAAAGTTAGCACTTTCAAAAAGTAGATTATTGCTGTATCCCTTACTACCACTGGGCTAGAGGGTGTAAAGTTTGCAAATAATCTATATAAGATAATCTTAATATAGTGACGATTTCGTGTAAAGTTACAAGCAAAACTTTACATGTAAAGTTAGCCGCAATCCCTTATGTCATAAGGGAATCCAAGTATCCAAGGTAATAATACTCTATATAAATAATCTATATAATCTATATAATCTATAACTATCTTAGAGAGCAACCCCGAATTTTGCATTTGATATTATCTTAAAGACTCTAAACTTTTTAGTCCCTTATTACTTCAAAAAAAATAGATTTTATAGATTTTTTTTGGAAAACCCACCAACCACGCACCCTACAGCGATACATTTTTTAATACATTTCCATAACTTTACATAGATTATTTCTAAAACTTTACACCAAAAGTAGATTTTTTCCACCGCTTTATATATACGCGCGCGCGATTACTACTAAACTTTACATAGATTATTACTACCATGGTTACTGCATAACTTTACATTTCCCTTTAAACTTTACACTTTACACCGACCGCTTTCTCTGTGTACTGGTCGAAACTTGACAAATCGGCGACGGCGTGGCAGACTTTTGGCGAGGTCGAGATTTCGGATTTTTATTTTAAATTTCTTAAATCTCATTAAACAGACTTCATTAAACGAAACTACACTGTGGTTTCATAAACAATATAAGGGTTGATACCCATCATTTAAGGAGAATATATCATGGCTAGAATATATAGCGGCAACGTAGAAGTAATCTTAAACACTAAGAATAAAATCACTGTAAGAGCAAATGCAGATGGTAAGTTTAATCAAGAGAATGTAAACGAACTACATGAAGCAATGGTTGGATATGCTAAACAACATAATGCTGAACTGAACTTCTTTACTCCGGATAGTAAAGCGAAGGACTTATCACCAGTGTTGTTAAGTGGACGTGGTAACTCACCGTATGTTGCAATGTTACCAACTAAGGAAGATGGTGCTAAATCATCTCGTCCTACTGTGACTGTACTTGGCTAATTTTAACTGAGCATATTAAGCCTGCTGTAAAGCGGGCTTTCTTGCGTTTTACAACAACTTTAAGGGAAATTAATATGAACTTAACTGACATTCAACAACAAGCATTAACAACTTTCAATACACTTTACCTTGATGTATCTACTTCAACTAGACCACATCATACTCACATTAACAGGGCTTACACTCATGGTGATGCGATGGTATATGGGGCTAAGAAGTCCCTACAGCGTGACTGGTTAGACTATGAGGTTACAGATGAACTTCTTAACAGCAACCAGCAAGCACTCATCAGTCACTTCTATGCATTCTTCAACGACATCTGTCCTATTGAGGTGGACTCTACTAAGTATCTTGCATATCTTAAGGAAGTGGGGGCTAGGAACATTACAGCCAAGTTATCCATACCTAACAACCGTTTAAAAGCGATGCTTAAGGGGGATAACAACCATGGCTAAAGAAGATATTAAAGGGTATGTTATACAACAGACTGCTAACCGTGATGGGAGGCAGTTTGTTAATAAGAAGCAGTCATTTGATGGTAGCAATGTGTTTGCTAGGTGGCAACATAGACCGCTATGGCAACCTGATGATGACATCTATGCAGTGTTCAGTTATGGGACGCATCATCCGATGTTTGTATACTCATCACTGGCTGATACATGGTATGAGAATGGGGAGGTGTATAACTCCAATACCACGAAGAAACATTATGCACAGTTTAGACCGAGCCAACCTACGGAGGTCAAGAGTGAGGAATTTGTTAAGAGAGTGGTGTCTTATGGGTTTGTTGGGGCAGCTAAGCAGAGGGTTACACAGCGTAAGAAACTGACTAGGGCTGAGGCTTGGGTAGGAGGGCAGTGGCGATGAAGAGGTTACGGTTATTCTGCCTTAGATGGGGCAAAAGTGGACAGATGGTGTGTGACATTGAGGGTAATCCTGTCTACTTCAGTGACAAGAGGTCGGCGAAGTTGCAGAGGGTAGAGGGTATGGTGGTGTCATATGGCATTGACCATAAGAAATATAAAGTGATAAAAGGAGATATGAAATGAGAGCGACATTGATGAAAGAAACGGTTAAGGCGTTATTCCCACAGCAGAGAACATTGTGTATAGAGGGTAGTCCGGGAGGTGGTAAGACCACACTGGTGCATGAAGCAGCGGAGGAACTTGGAGTAGAGTGCAGAGAGTTGCATATGCCGACGATGTTAGTTGAGGACTTTGGGATACTTTACCCTGATAAGAGCAATGAAGATAGCCTAACATACCGCTTACCAGAGTGGTTTCCGCAGGAGGGTAAAGCACCTGATAAAGGTATACTGTTGTTCGATGATAGGAACCAAGCAGGTGCAGACTTGCAGAAAGTATTGGCTAACATCTGTCAAGCGAGAACATTACATGGGTATAAACTCCCTGATGGTTGGCAGGTTATAAGCACTGGCAACAGGCAGAAGGATAGAGCAGGGGCTAACCGAGTGTTGAGTCATCTGCGTAACAGAGAGACAGTAGTTGACCTTGATACACACCTCGATGACTGGAGCAACTGGGCGATAGAGCATGAAGTTGCACCAGAGGTGGTGTCGTTCATAAGGTTTAGACCGAACTTACTGCATGACTTCGACCCACAGAGGGAGCAGAATGCTACGCCTAGAAGTTGGGTTGATGGTGTGAGTGATGTGCTTGGGACAGTGCCACCAGAGGCAGAGTATGAGTGCTTTAAAGGGGCTGTTGGAGAGGGTGCAGCAGCGGAGTTTGTAGGGTTTGTTAAGATATATCGCAAACTACCTAACCCAGATAACATCATACTTAACCCATCAACTGCTGATGTGCCGACTGACCCTGCGACGCTGTATGCGTTGAGTGGGGCGATAGCAGAGAGGGCAACAGAGGATAACTTTGGTAGAGTGTGTACTTATGCAGAGCGTATGCCACCGGAGTTTAGTGTGTTGTCAGTGTCATATGCAGCGAGGAAGAACCCAGACTTGGCGAGTACCAAGGCGTTTACAGACTGGGCAGTTAAGCATCAAGAAATCTTATTCTGATGAGCATGGTAATTAACCACTGCTGGGACGGAGAGGAGGAGCAGAGAACATTGGACTTGTATCATGAGGACTTTACCAACGATAAGGTGTGGCGAGAGGTGTGCCAAGCACTGGAGGTTAACCCAGATGAGGGTGATGCCATCAAGGTAGAGTATACATCAGCAACTATTAACCCAAGAGAGGAGGGACAGATAACATGAAGTTAACAGATAAAGCACTGCTAGTGCAACTTAACATTAGTCAGTGGACAGCAAGGAAGTATGACCGTAAGGTTACTAAAGATATACTCCATCAACATGGTGCATCTATGGGTGCTGGTAGGTTTAATAAGAGCCTACTGCCTATGAATGATTACCTTGATAGGGTGCATAAGAAAGCGACTGCGATTAGGCAGAAGTATTACAACAACACATTACCGTGGGGTATTGAGGGGACTCAGATGCTACCTAGTGCGAACTACTTGGAGTTTATGACAGAGTTTCGTAATGAGAAAGCGGAGTGGGAGTCACTTGTTAATGAGTTTATTAGTAATTACAGCAGACTAAAGGAGGACGCCAAACGACTACTACCTAATGGACTGTATAACGAAAGTGACTACCCATGTGACGACAGTATACACGATAAATTTCGTATGGATATGGCAGTATTCCCTGTTCCTAGTGATGATTTTAGGGTTGAGATAACCAGTGATGAGTTGAGTAACATACAACAAGATGTTGAGAGAAGAGTTACTGAAGCGAGTGAAATTGCTATGGCAGACATCTGGCAAAGACTGTATGATAGGGTGAAGCATATGAGTGAGAAGTTGGCAGACCCCAAGGCAATCTTTAGAGATACCATGGTGGAGAATACGAGAGAGTTGTGTTCGCTGTTGCCACGACTTAACTTTGCTGATGACCCTAACCTTGAATCATTACGACAAGAGGTTGAGGGTTCGTTGCTCTTGCACCCTGAGGTGTTAAGACATAACCCTGTGGTTAGGGAAAGTAAGGGCAAGGAAGCGAAAGAGATTATGGATAGAATGAAAGCTTTCATGGGGTGACTCCCTTTTCAGTAAGTGCATTACTGTGCTCTACCTTCCACCTCATGAAATTCATATGTATGAGGTAGAGTATTAAATATAGACGGTGTGGTTGCCATCGTATGCACAAGCAACCCCCTATTAACTAATTGAGGATTTTATGATGGCTAAACCACCACGAATGAGAACATATACACCACGACCTTGGGAGTATGAGGATTATCTCGGGGCTACAAGGCGTAAAGATAACCCACAGAACCAGAAGAGATGGCTTGAGGTTGTTGCGTTACTGAACACAGACTATAAAGATGATTTAGATGATGCTGTGTATTTAATAATTAAAGAAGTAGATAAGGATATTGATGATGAATGATGCACCTAGGGTTAGATACTTTGTTACTGACTGTGAATCAGGACTAACAATCCACAACTTCTTTGATAAACAAGATGCTTTAGAAGCGTCAGTAAGAATGAAGGGGACTTACCATATAGGTAAGGAATTTGTTGATGATAATGGCACGCCATTGCCATTTAAAGAGGAGGAATATTATGGCTGATAAAGTTGGATACCATACATTCGATGAATGTAAGTGTAAAGTGGCAGGGATTAAGACTTTGCTAGAACAGATTCGTAGGTCTACTAAAGATAGTGATAATACGGTGTGGGCTGTATCAGATAGTGCGATACAGATGTGTAATGAGTTACTTGTGGAGGGTAAAAATGGGAGAGATGTTAGCAACGATTGATTTATTTGATGTATTGATGGTAGGTTCAGCCTTATGGATGGCTTACATATTGATATATTGGAATGATTACAATAGGATAATTATCAATGACAGACGACGAACTAAAAAAACTAAAGGCTGAGTATCCTACTGCACTAATGGTGTGGTATGACAATATGCATGAGTTGCCAACAGGTATGCTCATTGAAACGCTACTTGTCCATATGCCGAGGTCAGTTTTAATGGCTTCACTTATGAACATAGAGCATTGTGTTAAACGAATCCGTGAAGAGGAGGATTACAATGGAGATAAGCAAACGCCTGAGTAAGGCAAAAACATCATTAGTGTTAGAACACCCATTCATTGGGAACATAGCACTGAACATGCCCTTTGAGGTGACAGAGGAAGTTCCAACTGCTGCGACTAATGGTAGTATGGTTAAGTTTAACCCTGAGTTTTGTGAGAACTTAACTGATGAAGAACTTAAGTTCCTTGTCGCTCATGAATGCATGCATCCTATGCTTGAACACCCGTTCAGAAGAGGCGAAAAGGATATCCGTAAATGGAATAGTGCAGGCGACTATGTTATTAACCAACTACTTGTTGATGAAAAGATAGGTTCAATGCCACAAGGTGGGCTGTATGATGATGACATATGGCAACAAGGTGGTGGCACAACAGATGGTATATATAAGATACTACCTACTGAAACTGAAAACAAAGATAGCATAGGCTCTGTTGGTGGTATAGGTGACCCACTTGATGAGTGTCTTGATGCTGAAGGTAGCCCTGCTGAACAGGAACAGAAGTCAGCAGAGTGGAAAGTTAAGGTAGCACAAGCAGCACAGGCTGCGAAGATGATGGGTAAGATGAGTGCAGGAGTAGAACGCTTTGTTGGAACTGTACTTAAACCTAAAGTTGACTGGCGTGAAGTGTTGCAACGCTTTGTTGAGAAGTGTAAAGATGACACTCGCTCTTGGGCTAGACCTAACAGACGCTTCTTATCTCAAGATATGTATCTACCAAGTAGTAGTGGTGAAGCAATGGGCGAACTCGTTGTAGCAGTGGATTGTTCAGGTTCTATCGGACAAGATGAGATAAATCAGTTCGCAGCAGAGATAACCATGATTAAAGAAGATAGTAAGCCTAGTGTTATTCATGTCTTATACTTTGATACTTCAATATCTCAGTATGATAAGTTTACACGAGATGATGAACTGCATATCGAACCCCATGGTGGCGGTGGAACTGCGTTCAGCCCTGTGTTTAAATACATCGCTGATGAGGCTATTGAACCAGTAGCATGTGTATTCTTAACAGACCTATGGTGTAATGACTTTGGTGATGAGCCACCATTTCCTACACTGTGGGTAACTACTGATAAGAACAGCACTGACGCACCGTTTGGTGAAGTGGTGGTGATGAATGACTAAGATAACCCCTGAACTAATCGACAAACATAGAGAGATAAATATCTACGACCATTGGTATGAGTTTATATATGAAGACTTTATTAACGATATGAAGAAGCAAGGTGTAGTCGTTGATAACATCATGTTCAGTGGGTTCTGGAGTCAAGGTGATGGTGCTTGTTTCGAGGGGTATGTAGAAGATGTAACTAAGTTGATGGATATGAATGAATACCCTATTGTGGAAGAGTTCCTTGAGGAGGGCGGACAAGTGGAGTTTAAACTAACACATGGTGGACACTACTACCACGAGAACAGTGTAGACATAGACCTATACAACGATAACTACTATGACCTACGGTTTATGGATACACCTACTGAGTTCCACCAAGAGGTAGTTACTGCACTTGATAGGGTGCTACAACCAGAGATAGATGAGATGTATAACGACGCTGCTGATGTACTTAGAGGACACATGAGGCAGTTGTATAGAAAGTTAGACCAAGAGTATGAACATTTAACCAGTGATGAACAAGTGAAGGAAGCACTTATCGCAAACGATATAGGAGAGTAATATGGCAACAGTAAGATTTAGTGAAGTTCTTAAAGAAGCAATTTTAAAGAACGCATCAGACATGTTTCATAAAGAACTAAGTGATGCATATAAAGATACCCCAACTACATGGAACGCAGAGTATTTATACAACACTGTGTTCCCAAAAGATATTAGAGATAAAATAAATGCCCTACCTAAGAAGTATATGGAAGAAGTATCAAAGATATCATTTGGTGGGTTCAGAAATGTAGATGATAGTCTTGAAGATAAAAGAGCATGGAATGTGCCTGACTTAGACTTTACATTTAACACCCCTCACCGTATGCCACACGGCTCACAGTTTGATGATTGGGATAGATCATGGCGTAATATACGCCTTACTTATGGCACTCCCCGCTTTGCTACTATTCAAACAGAGTATAAAGATTGGGTTACTAAACAACAAGCAATAAGAGATAAGCAAGATACATTTGTTGCAGGTGTTAGGCAGATACTGAACACCTATTCAACCTTATCTCCAGCACTTAGAGTATTCCCAGCACTGTGGGATTTAGTCCCTAAGGAATACCAAGAGAGGCATCTGACGGTTACCAAACGCAAGCAAGGTAGTGTTAAAGAACTTGGTGACCTCGATGTTAACTCATTAACAGCGACAGTAACACTTAATAAATTAACTAAATAAGGAGAGGTATATGGAACATTGGTTAAATGAAGCAACAGTTACAGATTATAAAAGCGTTAAAGCATTCTTTGAACGAGCGAGATTTCCCGACAAGGGAAAGCCACTGCGCTCTTGGGCTAGGATACATAAAGATGGTGATGATTATGTAGTTAAGACATGGAACACCACACTATGTAGGTTCAAACCTAATAACACAGTGGAGTTTACTGCGACACCCGAGGAAGTGTGGCATAACTCCTGCACATTAACTGGCTCAATGCATAGAGCAATACCATTTGCTACCCTACGAATTGCTAAGGGTAGGTATCGCCTTGCCCATGTTAGAGAAATAGATGCGAACAAAACTGAGTACCCCGACCATCAAGGGTTCTACAACTGGTGGGATTGGTTGAAAAAAGAAGCACCCGAATACTTTCAAGGGATTACCTTTGACTTGGCAACGCATAAGTGCCTTAACCGTAGACCCGATGACAAACTCATAGCAATACCAGAGAAACGAAAGGTGTGGTTGAGAGCATTGCGAGAGTTTAAGAAAGGTATTAAAGTTAGAGCCAAGATGAATGTGTTTGAAGGTATCTCTGATAGCATTGAGCAAGGAGATAACCTTAGGTTCACACCCGACTGGTCACATGGTGATTATAAAGAGTTGTTATTCACAAGTATTAGAGATGGTGAGTTCCCACAAGAACTATTAACTGGCATCAATAGAACATATAGGTCAGAATATAGTTGGAATTGGTCACGCCCTTCACCTAAAGACATAATTACAATAACTGATAAGATATGTAATACATATAGTGTAGAACTACGCAGACAGTTTGGAGTATTTAAGAAGTCGGAGTTGCACTCATGAGCGTAGTAGTTTGGGACGGTAAGACTCTTGCTACTGATAAGGCATCAGCGAGTGGTAATATCCAACACCGCATAGATAAAGTATGGATACATGGAGATGAACTGCTAACAGGAACAGGCACTCTAGGGACTATACTTGAAATGCGAGAGTGGTATAAATCAGGTGCTTACTATAAAGCATTTCCAAACATACAGAAGGGAGATTACTGGTGCCACTTTATAGTAGTAGACGAACATGGGTTGAAGCGATATGAACAGTCGCCGATACCTATTGAGCATGGGCGTAATGCTTGTGCTTTTGGTAGTGGGCAAGACCTTGCCTATGGAGCATTAGCAATGGGTGCTAGTGCAGAACAAGCAGTAAATATAGCCAACCAATATAGTCCAAGTTGTGGACAAGGGGTTGATGTATTTACTTTAACAGGAGAAAAATGATGCGTGGAACATCTAAGAGAGAAAAAATAATAGCATATGTTAAAGCAAACCCTAACAAGACAGCAGCACAAGTTGCTAGTGCATTAGGTGTTAGACAGAAGTATGTGTATGTAACTAAGTCGGCGGCAGGGTTAACTATGCCTAAACAGAAACCAATCAATAAGGCAATGAAGCATGCCATTACTGATGCGTTAGCGAAAAAGAAACCTGCAGCAGCAAAGAGGACAACCAAGTCTAAAGTTATTGACAGGAAACCTACGATACTAGAGATAAAAGTTTATATTCAACTGCAACAAGGCACAATTGAGATGACTATGGATGAAGCACGCAAAGTATATAACGCATTGAAGCAGGAGTTTGAATAACCATGGATATAGTAACCATCGACTTTGAAACCTATTGGGATAAGAAGTTCTCGCTATCTAAGATGACTACTGAAGAGTATATTCGTAGCGATAAGTTCGAAGTGATAGGTGTAGGTGTTAAGGTAAATGATAACCCAACTGACTGGTATAGTGGGGAAGATGTTGGCGGATTTCTCAACAGCCTTGACTATACTGATAAGGCTATCTTATGCCATAACACCTACTTCGATGGTGCTATACTATCATGGTTGTATGACATCAAGCCTAAGTTCTGGTTCGATACCATGTGTATGTCGAAGCCTAAGCACCAGATGACTGAGGGTAGTTCGCTTAAAGCCCTAGCAGATTACTATGGTATAGGTGAGAAGGGTGCAGAGGTGGAGAACACACTAGGTAAAAGGCGTGTAGACTTTAGTGAAAGCGAGATGCAAGACTTCGCTGATTACTGTATCCAAGATGTTGAGTTAACTTATAAGTTATTCAATGAACTACGCAAAGGGTTTCCACCACATGAGTTGATGATTATCGACCAGACCCTGCGTATGTACACCGAACCAACAGTGGTACTTGACACTGATGTATTAGAGAAACATATTGTTAGTGTTAAGCAAGCCAAGACAGACCTAATTAATGACCTATCAATGGGTCAATTCACAGAGGCACAGATAAAGAAAGTGTTGATGAGTAATGATATGTTTGCTAAGTTGCTGGGGTCATTAGGTGTTGAGGTTCCAACTAAGGTGAGTATGCGTACTGGCAAGACTGCATTTGCATTCGCCAAGACTGATAAAGCATTTACAAACTTACTTGAACATGATAACCCTCAAGTGCGTAGCCTCGTTAAGGCAAGACTTGGTACCAAGTCTACCATAGAGGAAACAAGAACGCAACGGTTGATTGAAACTTCTAAGCGTGGATACTTGCCTATTATGCTCAAGTATTATGGAGCGCATACTGGTAGGTTCTCTGGTGGCGACAAGTTAAACCTACAAAACCTACCTCGCAACGGTGCTATCCGTGAAGCGTTGACTGTACCATTGGGTTACAAGATGATTGCTTGTGATTCATCACAGATTGAAGCACGAATGACAGCGTATGTAGCAGGGCAAGATGATTTACTTGATGCCTTTAGAGAGGGGCGTGATGTGTATAGTGAGTTCGCCTCAGATGTATATGGAATGGAAGTAAAAAAGACTGATAAAGTTAAAAGGTTCGTTGGTAAAACATGTATACTAGGTCTAGGTTATGGCATGGGTCATGCTAAGTTTAAAGATACCTTAGCACTAGGTATGGGTGGACTATCCGTTGATGTTGATGAGTTTGAAGCACAGCGAATAGTAAATTTATACAGACAAAAGAACCATAGGATTGTCGCACTTTGGAATAGATGTGGCACGGTTCTTACAGGCATGTTAGCAGGTGGTAGTGGGCAGATTAACGACATTCTGTCTTACGACTCCGAAGGTATATTGATGCCGAACGGATTACGTATTCATTACCCTGCATTGAAAGCAAGTTCGAGTGGGTTCTCTTATCTTGCTGACTCTCGTGTGTTTAGAAAGCATACGAGTGGTGAAGGCGTTGCTGGTAATAACTGGACACGTATATACGGTGGCAAGGTAGTGGAGAATATAGTCCAAGCCCTTGCTAGGAATGTAGTTGCAGAGCAGATGGTACGTATAGGACAGCGATACCATGTATCTTTCCAAGTCCATGATGAGATTATCATTGTGGTTAAAGAGGAAGAAGCAGATGAAGCAATGGCATTCATGATTGATGAAATGTCTAAGCCCCCAAGTTGGGCGAAAGATTTACCAGTGGCTTGTGAAGCAGACCTTGGTGATAATTATAGTGAAGCGAAATAGGAGGAGTGATATGTTAGAAGCAGTAGTAAGTTGGCTAGGCATAACAATGATATTTGTTATAGGTTACGGCGTAGGTGTAGTACATATGATAACCATAGGTAAGTGCGATAGAGTGCTAGGAGGTGGTAAGTGAAGCAACATAAACACGCAGAAGTAATTCACGCTTGGGCTGAAGGTTACACTGTACAGAAGAAACACAAACTGTGCTGTGATAAGAAGTACGCCAAGTGGGTAGACTGCGACTCAACACCTTTATGGTTCGAAGATGAGGAGTACAG